GCCCAGGCTGATGGCGTCACAGCCTTCGCGACCTTGATCAAGGAGCACGGCGGCGTGTTCCCGGATCCCGTTCCCTACAGCCACACGATCTCGGACGGGCAGCATTTCTATTTCGCGCTGCCTGACGATTTTATTCCGAACAACAGCCGCGGCCGGCTCCCGAGCGGGGTCGACGTGCGGGGCCTCGGCGGCTTCGTCGTGGCGCCTGGATCGGAGTGCTCGTTCGGTGGGTGGCGCGAGACCGGCGCGCGCCTTACCGACATGGTTGAAGACGGCACGGTTCCGCCGGCTCCTGACTGGCTGCTGGAAATGATCCGACCCGCGAAGCTCTCCGAGCTGGCGAAGCCGACTGGCGCTATTTCGACCAGTATTCAAGTTCTGCCGCCGGAGGCCGACCAGGAGGAGCTGATCGAGGCGCTGTCCCGCGTGCCGGCCGACGAACGCGAGATCTGGGTGCGCTTCGGCGCCGCGCTTCACGACACCGGCGCGCCCTGGGCCAGGAGCCTGTGGGACAGCTGGTCGCAGACGTCGCCTAAGTTCAACGCGCGCGACCAGGAGCTGACGTGGAAATCATTCGGCCGGCCCTACAACGGCTCGCGCGCCACGGTCGCGTCGATCTTCCACGAGGCCAAGCGGCACGGCTATGAGCGGCGCTCATGGGTCAACGATCTGCCGGCATGGGATGGCGTGCTGCGCGGGCCTGGGTTCACTCAGACGCATACGACAGAAGCTGTCGCCGCTAAGCCGGCGCCCACAGGTTTCGAGTTCCCATTCTATGGCTGGCGCCCGACGTCGGACATGGAGCCGCGCGAGTGGCTGTATGGCACGCACCTGATCCGCGGCTTCGTCAGCGTGACCGTCGCGCCTGGCGGCGTCGGCAAGTCGAGCCTGACGATGGTAGAGGCTCTGGCGATGGCGTCGAACCGGCCGCTGCTGGGGATTTCGCCGGCCGAGCGCAAAGCGCTGAACGTGGCGCTGTGGAACGGCGAGGATCCGATCGACGAGCTTGAGCGCCGGATGGGCGGCGCGGCTCGCTTCTATCAGGTCGACGAGACGACCTGCCAAGGCGGCCTGTTCCTGCTCTCAGGGCGCGACCAGCCTATCATCATCGCCGACACGGTGCGGCATGACCTGGTCGTCGCCAAGCCAATGGTCGAAGCCGTGAAGGCGGCGATCCTGGCGCGCCGGCTGGACGTCTTGATCATCGATCCCTTCGTCTCGTCTCATCGCGTGTCGGAAAACGACAACATGGCGATCGACGTCGTCGCCAAGCAATGGGCCAGCATCGCCCACGAGACAGGCTGCGCCGTCGAGCTGGTGCATCACGCCAGGAAGAGCAACGGCGACCAAACGACCGCCGAGGACGCCCGCGGTGCGTCGTCCCTGATCAGCGCGGCCAGGAGCGTGCGCGTGCTCAATCCCATGTCTGAGGAGCAGGCGGATCTTTTTGGCGTCGCCGAGCACCGCCGCGCGCATTTTCATGTGACCTACGGCAAGAGCAGCATGTCGGCGCTCGACGACAAGCTCGCCTGGCACAAGATCGAGAGCGTGGGCCTGGGCAATTTCAGGCCAGGCAGAGACGAAGACCACGTCGGCGTCGTGACCCTGTGGAAGCCGCCGAAAATCGAAGACGACGTCCTCACGACGCAGCTGCGCGAGGTTCAGACGCGTCTCAAGGACGGCGACTGGCGCGAGAACAGCCAATCGGAAAAATGGGCCGGCAAAGTCGTCGCTGACGTGCTGGAGCTGGACCCGTCAGACAAGCAAGCGCGCGACAAGATCAAGCGGCTGCTGGGTCAGTGGATCAAGGACGGTTTGCTGGTCGTCGAGGAGTGGATCGACGAGCGCAGACGGCCGCGAAAGGTCATCGTGCCGGGTCGTTCGATCGATCATTTCAAGCCGAAATCGGGGGGCGTTGGAGCATAGTTTGCTCCACCCTGCTCCACCTTGCTCCACTAGGGTGGAGCGCGTCTTGCTCCACCTCTGCCTACATCGGGTATATATACCGTAGGTATATACCCTGGTGGAGCAGTGGAGCGTGGGGGTGGTGGGAGGGTTTTTTTGATGGGGTGGTGGAGCGGATTTTGCTCCACCTCAAAACTTGACGGGATGGTCACTGTGCGGTGGTGATCATCGGGCCGCATCACAGCGCTCGGACGGTTCAACGCCCGAGAGCATCCAGTGTCGAAGACGAAGCAGACGACGACGGCGCCTGAGGGCGTGACGAAGCCGAGACGCGTGAAGCTCCAGGAGCCCGCGCATCGGCAGGCCGTGATCCGCGAGATCGAGGTCGACGATCCCTACGAGAAGGGCGCGAAGCTCCGCGCCGCTCGAAACATCCGCGAACATCCGCTGCACATCCTGCACGCCAACAAACGCATCGACAGCGCGCAGCTGCTCGCCGGCGAGATGTTTCGGCGCAGATGGGAACGAGCAGCCATCGGAGCGTCGAGGTCGATCGATTTGTCGGCGATACGGGTCGATGGGGGCGGACCTGTTCTGGGGACCATCACAGACGGGGCAGCGGAGTCGATGGAGTGGCTTAATCGAGTGGCGCGCTACCCTGGTTGCGGGAAGGTGGGATTTGCGATCCTGAGCCAAATTTGTGGGGAAGGCAGAGGCATCGCAGAAACAGCCGATCGGTGGCTCGGCGCGCATGTCGTCGCGGGGTCGCGCGGTCAGGGGTTCGTGATCGGGAGATTGATTGAGGCGCTCGACGCGCTCATCGAGTGCGAGGGGATGGTCGCTGTGGGAAGACGGAAAAGAAATCTTGACGCTGGTCAGGAGTAGTGGCCGAATGTGCAAATCAGTAGAAGCTCGCCCGAACCAGGCGGGCTTTTCTCGTTCTGGAGGGCAGTCTGTGTCGGTTGCGTATGAGGCGGAAGCTCAGAGGCCAAAGGCCAAGATGGGCAGGCCTTCGACGTTCACACAGGAGCGCGCGAAAGAAATCGTCGATCACATTTCGGGAGGCGGTCACGTCTCCAAGCTCGTCGAGCAGGGCATCGTGCCGAACACGACGACGCTGGCGAGGTGGATGAGGCAACACGAGGACTTCCGTGAGGCCGTCGCCCGCGCGCAGGAAGAGCGCGCCGAGCTGTGGGCCGACCAGCTGATCGAGATTGCGGACACCGACGAGGATCCGCAGCGCGCCAGGGTGCGCATCGACGCGCGATGGAAGGTCATCGGCTCGCTGCTGTATCGTCGTTACGGCGTGAAACAACAGGTAGATATAAACCAGAACATCAACGTCGCAGTGATCCAGGCAGAGCAGCTGATGCAGCTCTCGCAACGTGGACGTGATGCGATTGATGTCACACCAACGGTTCTCAAGACCGTTGAGAAACCAAAGAAATCAAAGGCATAGAGCGCACTGTGTCCTGACACATGATCGCTCACCCAGGTAGGGCGGCCCGTCGAGGCCCCCCTGGGGGCTGACCACCGGCGGGGGCGGCTGCAGAAACAGACCCCCTCTCCCTCCAGAAAAAAAATAGAAAAAAGTGGCCGCTCTCCGGTCACAACGCCCTACCGGGAGGCGCTAAACCCCGGCCCCAAAAAAATAGGAAAAAATTTTGGCCTCCTTCATCCGCGGCTTACTCGACGACGAGCAAGACCCCCAGCTCCCGCAGTATGACCCCGAGGGCGGCTGGAACACGGCGAAGGGCATTTTCAACACTGCTGCGTCCATGACGACGCCAGGCGCGCTCGCAGATGCGGCCGGCTATCTCGGCGGCCCCTCTGCAGTCGAAAACGTCAAGTCCGGCAATTACGGCGACGCGGCTCTCCAGGCGCTTGGCATGATCCCTGGCGTCGGCTTGCTTGGTAAAGCAGGTCTCGGCGCGAAGCTCGCGATGGCGGCAGCTCCGGCGGCGAAGGTGTCGAAGGCTGCAAAGGCGGCAAAGGTTGAGGCCGCGGCGCCGACGGGTTTGCTTAATGCTGCGGAAGAGATTGCGCCTGGCGATCTTCGCATTTCGACCCGCTTCCCAACTGGCAAGACGGCGAGCGAAAACCCGCTGCGCGAGCATTTGTCGATCGGTGTGCCTGAGATGCGGGCAGACCCTGAAAAATTTGATTTCAACGTCGGCCTGCTTTCAGAATATCCTGGTTTCGCCAAGCTCAAAGGCTTGCCAGCTGATGAAGCGGCGCAGGGATACATCGACCAGGTTCGCGGAAATCTGGATTATCTCTATCAGCGATCGCCTCAGATTATCCGGGAGCGTTCGCCTCATTGGTATGATGGCGCAAACCGCATCGCCGGCGCACTTTCAGATCGTTATGGCATCCCTCTGCAGTCTGCTGGGGGCGCGATCGCAGCGCTTAGCCCTCAAATGGATTGGTTCAAAAACGCCTCTCTCGCAGAGCGTTTAGGCGACATCCTGTTTGATCCTTCTGTTTCCCGCAAAGCAATGACGCCTGAGATGCTGGCGTATATGCAGACGCCGGAAGGCATAAAATGGACGCAGGGGAACGCCAAGAACAAAGCCGTTCTTGATCGCATCCAGGGCG